ATTTCTGGCTCCAGCCCTACTATGCCCGTATTGGTACAAGCAGCCACGGCGTATGTCTTATCAGTAGGCACGCCACGTACCATCACTTGCACTAATCCCCCAATCCTCACCAACTGTGACTTTATGGACATCACCGCTGCCGGTGCAGGCGGGACGTGGGTCGCTACATCAGGCAACTTAGGAGATTGTGGCGGAAACTCTAATATCACATTCGCTGCTTCAGTCAAGCAGACTGCTACAGGAACCGCATCATTCGCTTGGAGCACGCATGGCTGGACTTCTCGCGTACCGCTGCCACAGGATGATGTAGATGTTCCGAACGCCTTCATCGCTGGCAGAACGGTCACGATGGATATGCCGAGACTAGGAAAAAACATCAACTTCACTGGGGCAGGCAATTCGCCAATCCTGAATACAACTGTTGCCAATACACTCTACGGCTCATTGAATTTGACGAATGCGGGTGTACTCTCAGGTACTGCTGCACTCACGTTTGGTGCCCGCAGTTCAGTCACGCTAACAAGTGCAGGCCACACATTCACGCAGCCAGTCATAGAGAATATGCCGGGAGGAACGCTTACTCTCGCTGACGCTTTTATTACGAATGGCGCATTCACAGTCACCAATGGCACTAAGAACGATGCCGGATTCAATACCACGATGGCGAGCTTCACCTCGTCCAATGCAAGCACGATTATCCGCACTGGACTAAGGGCGATCACAGGCAGTGGAACAGTGCTCAGTACCGCAGCGGGTGTAACAGTGACTGACAGCGGAACGACTAAGCTAACCGATGCCACATCAGCCATCAAGACCTTCGCAGGCGGCGGCAAGACCTACAACAATATCTGGCTCTCAGGCGCAGGCTCAGGCTCCTTCGACTTCACCGGCAGCAACACTTTTAACGAGTTCCGAACCGACAACGGCCCCAAAAATATCCGCTTAACGGCGAGCACGACTATGACCGTGGCGAGTGTGAACGTACCTCTTTACAATCCGGCGGCAGTGAAGTTTGTACGAACTGACCCAGTACTTGTCTATAACCAGCTGTCTACCCCAAACAGTGTGACCTCTGCAATTCTTGGCGACATTGATATTAGAGTACAGGTTGCGCTTAATAATTGGGCTTCTCCAACGATCACACAATGTTTAATTGGCAAAGATGATAATAATGGTAGTCATCGTACTTACTTATTTAGAGTGAGTGGACAATTAAACTTTATTATTTATCCGACTGGCACCGCAGTTTCTGGGGTAGGTGCGATTTCTACCGTAGTGCATGGGTTTATAGCCGGTTCTCTACATTGGGTGCGAGTTACAAGGCAGGTATCATCTGGTGACACGAAATTTTATACTTGCCCGACAGAAGATGGCGTTACTTGGGTTCAATTAGGAGCAACAGTCACAGTATCCGTTGGTTCTGGTTTCTTTGACAGCGTTGCGCAGATTAGCATTGGGCAAACTCAGCCGTGTGCTGGTGATGTATATCGTGCCCAAATTTACAACGGCATAAACGGTACGCTCGCTGTAGATTTCAATCCTAACGACTGGGTATCCGGCAACACCTTCACATCCTCAACGACCGGCGAAGTGTGGACGCGGAACGGATATGCTCTGTTTAGTCTAGAAATTAAGATCAGTTCGATTACTAATGCCACACATACTTTAGTTAAATCTGGAACTGGTAAGCTGAATTTTGGCAATCATGCTAATGTTTCATATAGCATAGCAAGTCCTGCTAATACTTTTTATGCAGGTAGCGTTATTTACGGTGCAACAAATGGTGGAAATAATACTAATTGGGTATTTAATCAAGCGCCGTATACAATAAATAATATACAAACTATTACACTTACTTCTTTGCCTATTACAACGCGTCTTGAACGTTTATATTTACCAAGTGGGACATTTTTGGATGTAATCGTATTAGATCAATATGTTGGTCAATTATAAAAGGAAATTAAAATGAGTTTAGATACAGCAAGAGGACCAATTAATATACCTAAAACTCCAGTTACAGATACTCCTTCAGGATTTGATGCCAGTAGACTGAAGACCATACCTACTACTAATAAGTATGCTGATTCAGTACCTGCTAATTGGAATGTTTTACCTACAACTGGCGATCAGATTGAAGCAAGAAATAGTATTACTGGTTCTGTATTTAGTGGTACACCTAAAGATTTTGGTAAACACTTAAAAGGTCAAATTTAATGGCTATTCCTTATACACCTTCCAATTGGAAGATTGTACAATATATAGCTAATGGTACTGTAGAAGATTCGTATATCTTAGGAGTCTGAGATGACAGTTTTTAATGAGACTCGTATAGGTAAAACAGTAGCTGATCCACTTACTGTTTATGAATCAATGCAACCATTATGGAGTAAATCAAGGGCTGTTTGTGGTGGTGAAAGGTTTGTAAAAGATTTAGATTCTGTATTAGATGTGTTTTCTTTTAAGAATCTATTGATTCCTTTTTCACCTTCAATGACACAATTACAGTATAACTTCTACAAGGCAGAAGCTGAGCTACCAGGCATAGTATCCCAATACGCCAAAACAGTAGTAGGTGGATTACTTAGAAAACAACCTCAATTAGTGCTTCCTAAAGATGCCCCTGCAGATGCTTATAATTGGATAATGAATGAATTTGCTCAAGATTGTTCACCACTTATTAGTTTTCTTGATAGAGCATTATGGGAAGAAGTACAAACTAGCAGAGCTTGGGTATATTTAGATTATCCTAATATTGGAAATAATGAAAATTTAACTCAGCAAGAATTACTTATGTACAAGCCTTATCCAGTATTATGGAAAGCTGAAAGTGTAATTAATTGGGATTTAGGTGATCCTAGCGGTGATGGTTCCCAAGATTTAATAATGGTCATAGTACGTAATTATGAATCAGTACGAGATAAAGATGAATTTCATGCTAAACAGCTAGATACTGTATGGGTACATGAAATAGTAGATGGATATTACCAAATACGTAAATTTCAAAATAGAAATGAAAGCGCAATGATACCAGTAATAAATGGTCAAATACAACAAAATTATGGTTATGGCGTTTTAACTAATTTTGGTCAAGGCTTTATTTTAGTTGATACAATCACTAATATTATGATGAATGGTGAAAGACTCAATTACATACCAGCATGGCCTGTTAATGGCAGTGTTCAACCTGTAGAGCCTATTTTAATTCCCTTAATCGATAAAGAAATAGCATTGTATAATAAAATAAGTAGACGTAATCACTTACTTTATGGTGCAGCGACATATACACCAGTTATATGCTCTGATATGAATGATGATAAATTCAAAGAAATTGTTGGTGCTGGTTTAGGTACATGGCTTCATTTACAACAAGGCGATACTGCAACTGTATTAGAAACACCAACAGAATCTCTTAAAGATATGGATAGGAGTATAGCTGCAGCATTTGAAGAAATGGCTAAAATGGGTCTTCGAATGCTTGCTCCAGAAGTAAGTCAAAGTGGAGTAGCACTTGATATTCGAAATGCAGCACAGACAGCGCAACTTGGTACTTTTAATATTAAAGTAAGTAATCAATTTGCTAGTATAATTGCATGTATGTTAAACTGGCGTTATGGAACTAAATATACAGCAAAAGATGTTAAATTTATGCTTTCTGCTGATTTTAACCCAGCTCCACTAGGTGCAGATTGGCTCAGATTAATTACTGAATGGTATCAACAAGGCTTAATACCAAGAAGCATTTGGATACTTATTATGAAGCATAATGATATTCTTGAACCAGATTATGATGATGGAGAAGGCCAACAAGAAATTATTACAGATAATATTATTTTAGCTACTGGTGCTTCACCTGAAGTTGCTGATTATGCTGCTATAATGCAACAAGGAATAGTTGATAAGAATTTATCTGATCCTAGTTATATTAAAGCAATGACTCAACAAGGAAATCTAGAGAATGCAGTAGATGCACAAGAAAATCCAGTTAAAAAGAAATCTAAACAACCTGCTCAATTGCAATAATGCTTAACCATAAGCAAGTCCGTGAAGTATTTTATTATAAAAATGGCAAGTTATTTTGGAATATAAATAATGGGCCTAATATAGTAAAGAATCAACCTGTAGGTACGCTTAATAGTGAAGGTTATTTACAAGTAAAGTTTGCAGGGCATACATATAAAGTTCATCGTTTAATCTATATGTTATATAATGATGATTACCCCGAGCGTATAGATCATAAAGATACAGATAGACTTAATAATACACCTGAGAATCTTCGACCAGCTACTGCCGAACAAAATATGCAAAATCGATCAATGCCTGAAACGAATACTACAGGTATTAAAGGTGTAGATTTATTTAGTGGTAAGTATCGTGCGAGAATAACTGTTGATGGTCAAAGGCACACTTTAGGCTTGTTTGACACTGAAGAAGAAGCTCGTAATGCTCGTAATGAAGCAGTTAAAGAATATCATGGAGAGTTTGCAAAGGAATCGTAATTATGCCGCTAATTAAATCTAAATCAGAAAAAGCATTTAAATCGAATATTAAAGCTGAAGTTAAAGCTGGAAAACCTGTTAAACAAGCAATTGCTATTGCATACAGTATGAAACGGAAGGCTAAAAAATGAGTCATTATTGCACATATTGTGGTAGTAAATTGCATAATAAAGTATTATGCTCTAAAACTGCAGATGGTCAATCAAATAGATTATATTTAAAATGTGGATACTGTGGTTCATTTAAACATAATATTAAAGCTTGTCCTAAAACTTATAATGGTAATGCATTACGTACATGGCATGAAGATTTAGTACTTGATTACTTTATTAAGGATTAGTATGACTGCTATAAATGTAAATACTGAAATTTATGATAAATCAATAGATCGATCAGCAATGATAAGACTTTATGAGCGAAGAGTTCAAGGCAAAGTATCATTAATAGTAGATGGGCATGCAGTTAAAATCGAAGACTTGGTACGTAAAGCTAAAATGAATGGACCTGGTTTTATTAAATTTAGAGAAGCTGTAGATGCAGAATTAGCAAGAACAACTCATGCTTTACATACAACTACTAAACGATCATTGCTTGATTTAGTTGGAGATCAAATTTCGTATACATATCAAAGTTTAGATGCGTCTTTAGGCAAAATTTGGCATACTTCTAAGCCTACTCGAAGGATAGCTGAGGATATAGTTTTATCACGTCCAATTTATAGCAATCAAACTCTAGCTCAAGGCTGGAATAGTATTGCTAAAGGTGAGAAGATTAGGATTGAATCGTTAATACGTAAAGGATTAGCAGAAGGACTTACAGAAGAAGAAATAGCCTTAAATGTACGTAAAGGTAGTATATTTAAAATAACAAAGAACCAATCTCAAGGCTTAGTTACTACTGCTATTACAAGTGTATACGCTCAAACAGATCACGAAGTTTATAAAGTTAATGAAAAAGCATTACAAGGATGGCAATATGTTGCTGTATTGGATAGCAGAACAACGCCACTTTGTGCTCATCGAGATGGCACTGTGTACCCAATAAGTGATACAAGTCATCTCCCGCCCAGTCACTTTTTCTGTTACCTGGAAGATACAGAAGTATTGACTGAAAATGGATTTAAATTAATTAAAGATACAATTATAAATGAAAAATGTTTATCTTTAGATCCTGAAACTGAAGACTTAACTTGGCAACCAATTATAACTAAATTTGAAAAAGAAGTTGAAGAGATAATTTTTATAAAAGCATTTTCAGTCGACATCGCAGTAACTGCAGATCATCCTTTCATAGGACAAAAGAGGGTTGATAGAGGCAATTATAAAGAATATTTACCAAAATATTATAATTCAATTTTAGATATACCGCCTAAAGTTGATTTTAGAATGTTTGCATCATCTAAGTGGATAGGCAAAAGTATAGATAAAATAATTGTAAATAATTTTGAATTTCCATCTGTTTCTATATTTTGTAAATTTATGGCTTGGTGGTTATCGGATGGATCTGTATCAATTAAAAATAAAGGTTACATTGATTGTTGTATTTCGCAGTATACACATAAACAATTAATGTTAGAAGAATTAAAAGAATTAAACCCATCTAATCGTCAAACTGGATTAGGTTTTGTTGATCAAAATTTAAATAATTGGTTATTAAAATTTGGAAAATGTACTGAAAAGTATATACCAAAAGAAATTAAAAATTTACCTAAAAGTGATTTATTAGTTTTTCTTGAAGCATACTTGTTAGGAGATGGTACTTCTGTTAAACAATCTGATTTTGAAGGATATACTTCAAATCTAGTAAGAAAATTTTTTACTACTTCAAAACAATTAATGGCAGATTTATGTGAACTTATAATTAAAGTTGGGGATTCAGCAAGTGTTTATGAACGACTTCCAAGTTTTGTTATAAAGAAAAATGGAGATACAATTGATGGTAATTATTTAGTTTATCATATTGCTTGGAATAGAAGTCAATATAGAAGGTTAACGGATGCTACTATTATAGTTGAATGTGATGGCCTATACAAAGTTTATGATATAGAATTAGCTGATAAGCATACATTGCTTACTAAAAGAAATGGTAAGATAATTTGGGGTAGTAATTGTAGATCCTCTACTATACCGATTGTAAAAAGCTATGAGCAACTAGGTGAACTTGAAGGGATAGCCCAAATACGTAAACGGAATCTCGAAGGATTAACTGATAAGCAAATTGCATTTTATGATGGGCAGTCTCCATTAAAGGAATCCTATAATGAATGGCTGACGCGGCAAGCATCAGAAGTTCAGTTAAGGCATTTAGGAGATATCAAAAAACTTGAAGTATTCAGAAGTGGACAATTAACTCTTGATAAATTTACTAATGATGAAGGCAATTCAATAGGTATTAAGGAACTCCGTAAACTTACAGATCCAGGTTATGCTTTACCAGGAGATACACGTAGATTTGCATTAGCTAAAGAAAAACTTGATACTCTTAAACTTGGTGCAGCACGTCCTGATGAAATTTTAGAATCTAAAGAATTTCAAAAAGCACTTAAAGAGTATTATTTGCTACAGGATGGTGAGTTGGATGGAATGCTTTCGCTTACTAATTATAGGGGTACATTATTACATAATAAACGTAATACTAAAATTAGAGTATTAAGTTCACCGCCTACTGAAGATAATTTGAAGTATAATCCCTTTACTGGTAGGTATGATGATGCAAGGATTTACCAACCAAATATGCAGGTATTAGAGAATACTAAAAGACTAGTAGAAGAATCAGAGGTATTACTACCTAAAGATAAAGACTTTATACTTAAGTTTGTAGATGACCTTGATGGTCATATGGGTACTAATCAACGTGCTGTTATAACGGATAATTTAAGGATTATATTTCAACGAGCACGTGAAAACAAAATACCTTGGGCTAATTTAAAAGCTGTTCTAAATGGACAAATGAAATTTGATGTAATGAATGTGTCTGATTACATTGAAACACAAATACGCAAAGATGCTAATTTACTTTTCAAGCTGAAGCAAGAAAATTACATTGATCCAGTTTTAGGACCAGTCCAATTACAAGATTTACATGATAACTTTCTTGAGAATATACAAAAGCGAAATACTTGGGAAAATACTACTGCGCCTAAAATTGCAAGAGAGTTAAGAGGAGTTTTAGGTAGGGTTTTTATTGATCCAAAATTGCCTCTAAAGAAAAACTTTTTAAGTCTAACAGACCGTGATTTATCAGAATTTTACTTAAAGTTTGCCCATAGGCTTTCATTAGCTGATATGCCTGATAGAGATCAATTCGCTGTTAGTTTAGGTCGTGATCTTTATAATATGGCTAATTATAGAGGTAGCCGAAAAGAATGGTTTGAACTAGGCGTAAAACTTCTGGATGTTGCAGATGACAAGGGTATTTATAAATTAGAAACTTATGGTGTACAAAAACGACGAATGAAGAGTAGAGTAGGCAGAAGATACTTTTTAAATGAAGCCTTATACAGTAATGTATATTGAATAACTGCGTGAATTGCTGGAACATCCTATAAGATTTTTCGTTAAAAAATCTTTCAGGACAATCAGCAGCCAAGCTTACCTGGGGACAGGTTCGAAGGTTCAACGACTAGGACATACCGTCTAGAACAGACGATGAAGTCCATAGGGCAGAAGTCTGCTCAAAGCGCGCAGCATCCTAGTAATAGGATGATGATATAGTCTGGTCTGCATATAATTAAATGAGTTTATTTTTGAAATTGCAGAAGTGCTTGCCAGCACAACACATAGAGAAATAAATGGCAAGCATTTGATGATCTTTAACGAAGACCATCTAACAAAACGGGTCCGTACTACGACACATTCTCAGTTAATCTTAGAATTGTCGATCCTCGAATTCAAGAGTATTCTAAATTGCAACGAAAAATTGAATTAGGATTAAGAGTAAGCGTAGTAGATGATAAGAATAGACTTAAAATACGTGAAGGCTATAAAACTTATTTTGATTATAAAAACAGAGATACACAGATACCTTTAACATCAACAGATAGCTTTAAGAATTTTCCTACCAAGCTAATAGATAAAGACATGACTGATGCTCTTAATTGGACAGCAAATGCTAAGTATAAAATAGACCCTGAATTTCATGATTTTATAGGTAAATTGCTTAATTTTCAAGATGATAAAGGTAAAGCTCAATACTACAATGACTTAAATCGTTATCGTGAGTTTATGATTGAACGTGGAGATTCTTATGAACGACTTAAGGCGATGGAGTGGTTAAGAAAGAATAATTATGCTTTTAGTAATCATCCATTTTTGGATCATAGAGCTAGGATTTATGAACGTGGACTTATCGGTGTTCAATCAGGGGAAACGTTAATTTCTTGACGCTTTGTATAGTAATATACATCGAAAATCGCGTGAATTCAGTGGATATCCTCGCAAGGACAATACTGAGCCAAGCTTGAGTAGTAATACTCTTGAAGGTGCAACGACTAAGACATACGATCCTGTTAAAGGATTATGAAGTCTGTACACTAGAAGCCTAGTGGAAGCGCGCGACAACCTTTATGGGTTGATGATATAGTCTGATCTGCATATAAGGAAACGAAATTGCAGAAGTGCTATCAGGCACAACATTTAGGTGTAAAATGGAAGAAATATGGAAACAAATAGAAGATACAACGTATGAAATCAGTTCATTAGGACGTGTTAAAAATAAATATGATTATATCTTAAGTCAATCACTTACTGAAAGGGGTTACTTAAAGATAAGTTTATTTTTTGACAGTAAATTAAATACACGCACTGTACATAGACTTGTTGCAAAAGCCTTTGTAGATGGGTATGTTGAAGGTTTAACTGTTAATCATAAAGATTGTAATAAACTTAATAATAATTATAATAATTTAGAATGGATGAGTCTTATTGATAATTATAAACATGGTATTACTAATAATTGTAGTTGTAAAGGTGAGGATAGACCTGAATCTATATTAAAAGAATCTGATGTTCTTGATATAATAGAACTTATTAAAGATGGTTGTACAGATATTGAAATAGCAAAAATATATAATATTGTACATTCTTCTATTTATAAAATACGTGTTGGAATTAGTTGGAAACATATAAAACGACCTGTTTTTGATAAAGTTGGAATTATAAAAAAATTAACAGTAACAGATATTCCTATTATAAGACAAATGCTTCTTGATGGAATTAGCCTTGCTAATATTGCAAAAAAATTTAAAGTTCATTCTGGTACAATTAGTGGAATAAAACAAGGAAGATCTTGGAAGAATTATTAATAAATGCCTGATAAGCCTGAGTATATTTAGCGAATATACTTGAACATAAATGTAGACCGTTTTTAAATACTGAAGAATCGAAAATTCTTGGAATACCCGGTTTTGCTAATTTTCAAGATCAAATTGGGGCATTCTTAGGCGGCTTAGATGACTCATACGAATTAAAATACAATTCACTTTCTATCACTGGAAGACAACAAATAGCTCAATATTGGCGTAAAGACTTAGTTGATATTGGCAATCATATGCTTAAAGGTAAACCAAATGATATACGCGCAATATTGGATTCTAAATTCCTTGCAAATGTTGATGCCGAAGATATAGGTAAAGTCTTACGTTTGGCTCAAGAAACAGCTAAAATAGATAATTATTTAGAAGGTAATTACTCTGTCAAGTCACTTGAAAAGCTTAATTCATATAAAACAGCATTAGCCTTAGAGCAAGATGCATCAAGTAGTGGTGCGCAGATCATAGCGCTTACTACTAAAAACAAACAGTTAGCAGAGTTAAGTAATGTGATCCCTACTGATCATAAAAAGCGTCTATATGATCAGATAGCTGCATTAACATTTAATGATCCAAGATTTCGAGAATTAAATGTTAAGTTAGGCCTTACGGAAAAAGACCTCCGTAAGGCAAGCAAGATAAATTCTTTGTGTCTTGCCTAAATCCCGTTAATTGCTGGAAACGCTCACACGAGTCAATCAGCAGCCAAGCTTACTCAGGAATGAGTTTGAAGGTTCAACGACTAGGGTATACCTTCTAGAACAGAAGATGAAACCCATAGACTGGTAGTCCAGTCGAAACGCGGGACATTCGAAAATAAGTAATTTTTGTTTGAAGATATAGTCTGAGCTGCATGGTGACATGCAGGTGTTTATTAATAGAAGTTTATTATTAAACCGAATCTGAGTAACGAACAGATTTGAACATTTACGGCAAAATATGGTCACCTTTAACTTATAGAGGCTTTGCATAGTAATATGCATCGAAAATCGGGTGAATTCAGGGGAACACCAGAACGGTCAATCCTGAGCCAAGATTACTTACTATAGTACCATGAAATATGGTACAATGGTTTGTTTTAAGGTGCAACGACTATTCCGAAAGGAAGTAGATAGGAAGTCCTATCGAAGCGCCCGACAAACAATTGATAAATTAAGTTTATCTTTTGCTTGATGATATAGTCTGGACTGCATAGGAATATGTAGAATTTTAACAAAGCAAATATAGGAAACTTAAATGAATTATAAGTTACACTATAATAATCTATTACAAAAATATGGATTTGTAAATAGACCTATTAATACTAATGGTTATGAACGTCATCATATTATACCTAAAGCTTTAGGTGGTAATAATGATAAATCAAATTTAATATATTTAACAGGTAGACAACATTTGTTAGCACATTGGTTATTATTTAAAATTCATAACAGCCCTGAAATGGCAATGGCATTTTTTATGATGCGTGCTAATAAATCTAATTATATATTAAATAAAATTGAGATTAGATCTTCAAATAATGCAATGAATAAATATGGAATGTTATGTAAAGCTGTAAAAACCCCTTTAGGTATATTTAAAACATATCTTGATGCAGCAGAAGCACATAAAATTCCAGCAAGTACATTTCAGGACATTATTAGAAGACATACAGAAGGTTTTGAAGATTTAGGTAGTATAAGAAAAATGGTATCAGCAAGTAAAGAGAATCATGGTATGAGTAGACGTATTAGAACACCATTAGGTATATTTCCATATGTAGGTGCAGCATCAACAGCGCATGGTATTTCAAATAAAACAGTATCAAGGCGTTGTTTAGAAAATCCTGATGAATATTATTACTTAGATCCTCCTAAACAAAGTAATAGAATTGGATCTATTTCATGTAATAGAAAACAGGTAAAAACACCGATTGGTATATTTAACAGTACAATGGAAGCTGCAAATGCTTTAGGTATTTGCAGAGAAACTTTACGTTATAAAATAAAATCTGTTAATATGCCTGAGTATTGCTTTGTAGAAAATTAGTAGAATCTAACGAATTCTATTTAACATTTCGATATGGTGCAGGAAAACGTACAGGAATACTTAATGTAGAACAAAAACTTGCAAAAGCTTTAGATAAACAAGAAGGCGTACTTGTAGTAAACTCCAAAGACCGCGATAAAATCCTCTCAGAAATCTCTGCTCGTGCTGCTCGATACGAAAAATGGGATCCTGAAATGCATCAAGAATTACTTGCATTACGTCAAGATGTAAAAGATATATTTAATAAAGGTCAAGTTCCAGGCGATGATGTACTCGAAGAGTTATACTTTCTAGACAGCAAAACTTTAGATTTAGTTGAAAAGATGTCTGGTGCTTATGAGAAACGAGTAACACCCAAAGACTTCCAATTAATAGCTCAGATTATGTCTGAAAACTTGGAATCTCAAGTACCTGTATTACGTGAATTTACACGTTTTCACGGTAGGCTAGCTGAAGATTTCATGATTAATGCTAAACCTAAAGAAAGTGATATTGACTACGTCGAGTTCCTTAAAACTAAAGTTCTTGGTACTAAAAAGGCTGGTTATAAATTACCTAAACGTATAAGTGAAATGCTTGGTTGGAAAGATGAAGTTTTAAGTGAGAAAGTATTAAAGCAAATGGGTTGGTATAAGCCTGATAGTACTTTAGCTCAAATGCTTTATGGTGTAGAAGCACCTAAAGATAGACTTACTGGTTTTAAGATGTTGCAATTAGAACCTTTTCAAATTAAAAAGCTATTTGAATTAGAAATAGGTATAGCAAATAAAATGCCAAAGAATTGGGTCAATGTTCCAAGTGTGAATTTTGATGGTAAGATAATAGAACAGAACTTTACTCAAGTATTTGAAGAAAGACTTAATTATAAAGATGCAGAAGGTAAATGGGTTACTAATATACTTCAAATTGCACAAAAAACTGATCCAACATGGTGGGAAGAACTTATAAACAAAGATGGAAAGATTAATAGCATTGCAGATACTGGTAAGGCACGTACTGCTTATGCTGTAAATGCAAATCACAGTAAATACTTTGCTGTGAATAAACTCCATTAATTCAGGGAAACTCCTATCGTTATAGGACAATCCTGAGCCAAGCTTACCTAGGAATAGGTTTGAAGGTGCAACGACTAAGGTATACAATCCAGAACGGATTATGAAACCTGTAAGGCCTAAGTAGGTCTGAAACATGGAGATTTGAATACTTGACAGTATTCTTATAAGAGATAGTCTGAGCTGCATGGTAACATGCAGGAGTTGCGCGCCAAGCAAATTAATACTTGGCGCAATACCGATAGAATCTAACGAATTCTATTTAACACACTGAATGATGCAGTTCTGGTTAAAAGGTTCCATCTTTGGGGCAAAAAGAATAACATACAAACTTTCAGTGTACATGACGCATTTGTAACTAATACCGCAGATATGTTAAAAGCAAGAGCTGCACTTAAAGAAATCTATGCAGATGCTTTAAAAGCTAATACTACATTAGATACCTTAAATGAAATGCTTGCTAGAGGACTTCCCCGAGAGATCTATAATCGATACCTTAATGAAGCAATTGATATAGGACTTATTCCTGTAGCGGGTCGTTCTAGAATAGGCGGAAAACTTATAACAGAGAAGGATATCTTAAAACGTGAGGATATACTTCGTAGTGTCCCAGGGGATTTTAATAAGGATCTGTACTGGTATGCCATTGGCTGATAATGTTTAAGATAGCTGTACAGATCTTTATACTTTTAATTCTTTCTTTAGCTACAATGACTTTATTAATTTTGCTTGCAGAGTTCATTTGTAATACATCTTAAAACTCCGGGCTAGTATCCATGTCGTCTCTCCTGGCATGGTAGCTTCTCCTCCCTAAAAGCATATTAGCCCGGACCCTATTATGATAAATCATCCGATGTATAATTTATCTGCATTTAAAGTACGTAAACGTATAAAGGAGTTAGGAATGACTAAGCTAGTTAGAATTGAAAATGCAGATACTTCTAATTATAAAGTAATAGTAGAAATTTGGGATAAAGGAGAACCAGATAAACTTGCAAAAGTAATTAATTTAGATTATCCAACGTCAATGACAAGCAGTGATGTGTATTTAACTAGTACTAGGTATATAGTTATTAAAGAAGCATAAAATGAATACGTTAACACTTAAAAATTCTATTATCGAAATAGAAAAGCTAACAAACTGGAATCCTATTGGTATTTGGATTACATCTGGTAATGGTGAGGACGATAAACCAGATTGTAAATTAATAATATATGCTTATTGGTTTAGAATTGCAATTAAATTACCACTGATTATTTATCCTGAAACAAAAACAGTATATCCTAAATGGGATGATGAAACCATAGAACGATTAGGTCGTAATTACTATATTGCATATACTAAACGTGATTATGGATTTCTTTTAAGTAGTGGCCATCTTAGTATCTATTTTGGTAGAAGCACTGAACAGCATTGGAGTTGTTTCTTACCTTGGACACAATGGAGATTTATAAGACTTAGTTATTACGGTCTACAAGGTGAATTTCTATATACTGAAGATACGCATATGAATTGGAAAGCTCGACAAGATAAAGAAGACTTAATACCAAAAGTAAAATTTAAATTTCTTGATTTTGATAATGAAGAAATAGAAGTTATAACTCATATTGAAAAACGAGAATGGGCTTTTGGAGATAAATGGTTTAAATGGTTATCATTATTTAAATCAAATAAAATTTCTCGTAGTTTAGACTTACGTTTTACTAAAGAAACAGGAAAACGTAAGGGTTCGTGGAAAGGTGGTACAATAGGTCATGGTATTGGGATGTTACCCAATGAGTTACATGAAGCTGCTTTTAGGCGTTATTGTAACGAACATGAAATGAAATTCTTAGGCAAATCCCCAAACTGTGTTTGAGGTGCTAAACTGTGTTTAGAATAAGGAAATATTATGGCTACACCAGAAGAAATTAAAGCTGTAGAAGATGAAGAAGCTGCTAGAGTTGCTGAAGAAGTTGCTCGTGCAGAAGCTACAGCAAGGCTAAGTAAAGATGATAAAACAAAAGATGAAGACTTAATAAAGAGTATCGTTGAAGAACGTGTTCAAAAGGAACTCGATACTAAGTTAGCAAGTATTAAAGCCAAGCTTGATGCTAGTTATAAGTCTCGTGATGAAGCTCTTGTCAAGATCGCTGATTTTGAAACTAAAGAGCGTGAAGCACATATGAAAAGACTTGAAGAAGAAGGCAAGCATAAAGAAGTATATGAATTAAAGCTTGCTGAGCAACAAGCAAAAGTTGAAGCTCTTGAAAAGCGAAACACGGAACTAAGCCGTGATGTTGCTGTGCGAGATGCACTTAAGGGTTATAACTTTAGGAATGATACTGCTACTGAAATGGCATACAGAGAAGTTGTAGCCCAACTTACACGTAATGATAAAGGTATTTGGATACATCGCTCTGGTATTTCAGTCAAAGACTTTGTAGAAGCTTTTGCAAAAGGTGAAGAACAATCATTTTTATTTAAACCGAAATCTTCTTCTGGCGCAGGTACAAAAGATGATGATGGGAAACCGCCATCTACCAAAACTAAACCCAAATCACTCTTCGATTTGTCTCAAGCCGAAGTTCTTAAATTAGCGGAAGAAGGCAAATTAAGGAGTACCTCAAACCAATAAGGAATTTTAAATGTCTACTCCTGATACCACTTTATCTGGTGCAAGTAATTTTGTTCTTCAAAGTGCTTTAGGTGCATATAGCGATGAAGCTTACACTACTGCACGTAAACTCTCTGGAACAGGTATTGTCGGTCCAAACCCACAAATTAATACTGATACTGAAACATATATCGGTCAAATGCGTTGGTTTAAACCGATGACTGCAGTTATTAACGTTGCAAGTTTGACAGATTCTGCTGCAGGTACAGGTCAAACGTATTCTTCAGATTATCTTACGTATATTAAGACTGTTCGTACGCATGGTGCGACTCAGGTTAATATGCAACAAATTGTGACGCAAGTTGATGGTCTTGCTAAGATTGCTCGTGATTTTGGTGAAACTCGCGCACAAGATGAGCATAATGCAATTCTTTCAGTTTTGAAAGGTATTGCTATTTCTGAAGTATTGAATGGTGCTGCTACAGGTGCAGGTTCTACAGGCCTTGGTGGGCAAACATTTGATAATGATCCTACTAGTGCTCGTTATGGCTTCTATGTTGACCTTGGCTCTGCCTTGCCTGTAGTAGCTGCGGATACCCCCACTGGTAAGCTTGGTGCTGCAAGGGCCGAGGGATTCTTAAATGCGATTGGAATGGGTTTCAAAGACTATGAACCAGATTGGCTGTATCTGGTAACTAGTCCTGCTGTATTAGCTTCCTTACGTTCAGCTAATTTGGTAGATGAAACCAAAGTATCTGAAGGTAATATTACGTTTGATACTATCTTTGGTGGTAAGTTCAGGTTGATTCAAACACGTGCTAATCAAAGTCTTTCTTCAGCACAGCTTACTAAGCTGAATACAGGTGCTGGAGTTGATCTTGTTGGTACTAAGACTTCGTTTTTAGTTTTACCCAATGCACTTGCATTTGAACCTTTAACTGTACCTACTCCTGTTGAAATTTTCAGAGATGGACGTGCTTATAAAGGTGGTGGCGCAACTGATATCTGGTATCGTTGGGGTTATGTATTGCATCCGAAAGGCTATAATTGGGCTGGTGCTGTTACTGCTTTCCCAACAGATGCTGATTATATGAAGTCTGCTACTGGCGGAACTCCAGAAGATTTGACTGCTGCTACTGTTGGTGTTACGACTACAGGTACTTGGATACGTAAAGCAACATCTGCATTGAGCCTTGGAATTTTACCTGTTTTTCACGCATAAAAGGTAATCTTATGGCTACTAACTTGGTTAAAGGTGTTAACTCTTATGTAACTGTTGCAGAAGCTTCCGTTTATTTTGATAATCGGCTAGATGTTGCAGCATGGACTTCAGCTGATAATGAAATTAGGGCACAAGCTTTAGTAACTGCAACTGGTATACTTGATGATATGCCTTGGACTGGTGTAGCTGTAAATGAGACTCAGCCACTGGCATTTCCAAGAACTGGTATTTATTTTGATCCAAGATTAGGTATAAATGTTGAATTAAGTAATACTTTACCAAATAGAATTTATACAGCAACAATAGAATTAGCATATCATTTATTAAATAATGATGGACTTCTTGATGATACAGGGTATGTAAAAGAACTTACTGTAGGCTCAATTAGCTTAAATAATGCAATTACACCAAATACTATCCCACATAACGTAAATCGCATGATTAAACCTTTATTAGTTAATGCTGGTGCATTAAATTGGTGGAGGGCGAATTAATGGGATATGCTAGTTTGATTCGTAAAAGTGTTAGTAAAGCTTTTGCAGCAGTAAAGGATCTAGCTGTAGATGTTACACTAATACAGAAAAGTTCTAATACATTTAATTTTGCAACAAATACTACGACTCTGTCAACAACTACTAAAGTTATAAAAGGTATTTTAGTAGAAAAATCATCAAAAGATGTTTCAACATCTACAATGGAAATTCTATTTCAGGCAATAGATTTAGATAATCCTACTATCTATGATAAATTTACTATGCCTAACGGTGAAGTATGGAAGGCAATACCACCATATAAAAATGATGGCTTTATAATTAAAGTTGATGTTGCAAAGGAATCTTAAATGGATAAATATAGTTCATTATACCAAGCCATTTATTCAATCTTTGCAACCAATGGATGGAAAGCTGAAGCTATTCCTACATTCCCTACGAACTTTGTTGGTTCAGGGGTTGATGAGTATATAAGGATCTCTATTGTTGCTAGTGGAGATGCAGATATAAAATCTGCTACAGGCCAGGTAATAATAGATATATTTTATCCTGCAGGTGGTGGTTCATTACGTGCTATTACAATAGCAGATAAGTTAGATAAATACCTTGCTGGTAAAACAGTTAATAGCGCTATTCAATTCTTTTCAAGTACATTAACTGAAATCGGAAATGATACAGCTAATGCAAGTCTTTATAGATCCAAATACTCAATACCCTTTAATTACTTTGGAGTTTAAGAATGGCTCATATTTCATCTGTTGGAGCTGGAATTTTTACTACACTGAATCTTAACAAGGTATCTACAACTGTAGTACCTGGTGCAGGCGCTGCGTCAGATTGGCATGCTTTATTTGATACTGGAGCAGAAAGAACATCAGTAGGAAATGTAAGAGAATTTCCTTCTATTGGTACGCCTGCAAATATTGTTAAGGTACCGAGTTTTGGTTTTAAGCAATCAAAACAAGTACAAGGGCAAGCCGATGCACCATCGCTTGAAGTTACTGTTAATTATATAGCAAGCGATTGGGTTGATGGTGGTGCTGGTACACTTGGTTATGCTTTAAATAGTGATATTGTATATGCATTTAGATTTGCATTGATGAATACTGATCCAGGTGCAGCTGTTACTGGTCTTGCTACAGATAATTCCTGTTATTACTGGCTTGGTCGTATTGAGGCTGTATTAGTTAAGCCTTCACTTACTGATGCTACAACTGCTACTGTAACATTGTCGATGCTATCTGATTTCTATGGTGCATTTACTCACTAATATTGGAGATATAAATGGCTCATATTAATTCACTTGGCGTTGGCCTTTTTACAGATTTATCTATTGCGATAGGTACTTCTATTGTACCTGCAACATACGATGATACTGGCTTTAAGGCATTATTTGCAACTATCGATACTGGTACACTTACAGACGCTGCAATCGCAGGTGGCTTTTATCGTATTTTAGATGTACGTGAATTTCCTGCAATGGGAACACCAGCAAATATTGTTAAAGTACCTGTATTTGGAGTAAAACAATCACAACAAATTCAAGGTCAAGCTGATGCTCCTACAATGGAAATAACATTAAATTATATTCCTGCAAATTGGGATCCTGTTACGGGTCTTAGTAAGTTTGTTGGGGATAATATTACTCGTGCATTTAGATTTGCACTTTTAAATCAAGATAGCACTGGTATAACTGCTGCCACGAAATATGCTTCTCTTGCATTAGGTTTAGGTACTGTTCAGAATAGTGTTTATTATTGGACAGGCAGAATGGAAGCATTACTTGTTAAACCTTCACTTACTGATGCTACAACTGCAACTTTAACACTTTCAATGCAATCTGATTTTTATGGTGCATATACGTATTAGTAGGATAATGATGCCAATAAAGCCATTTAGCTATATGTATGTTATACATACAACTGTTGCGCGCATGGATGAAATGATTGATGTTTCTATCCGAAAGACACTTGAGCGCATACAGGAATTTGATGGTAATCAGGAAAAATCACAAGAAGTCTTTAGGACATTAGCCGCATTACATATGATGCGTAAACAAATTAAAGACTTTCAATTAAAAGGATAAATTGATATGGGTATTAAAGATTTAATTGGTAAGAAAATGTCAAAACCTACTAAGTTTATGGGTGAAGAGATTAAAATTTCAAAATTAAGTGTTGCTGAAGTTTTAAGCATTCAAGATGCTGCTAAAAATATAGGTAGTGATGAAACAAAAGGATTTGAGATTTTACGAACAGTTATTCGAGCTTCTGTAGAGAATGCTGAAAGTCTTTCTGATACTGATTTTGATGCATTTCCTATGGATGAATTATCAAAGCTATCAAATGAAATTATGAAATTTTCAGGATTGGGTGCTGAGCAGAAAGAAGTAAAGCAATAATGTTGGACCAAGAAGAACTAGCTATTTTTGAATTAGCTTTTCATACTGGTTATAAAGTTAATTATATAAAACATGAAATGTCATTTGAAGAATTTTTAAAATGGCAAGAATACTTTAAAGCACGTCCAATAGATTGGCGAGATGATGATCGTACCATGAAATTTTTACAAACTCAAGGTGTTAAAGCGAGACCTCGAGAAATATTTCAATCTATTGCTAGTTTAGAAGATTACGAAAATAGCAGGAAATCAATTTTCGCCAATTTTAAAAATTCATTATTCTTTAGTAAAATGTCTACTGCTATTGGTGGGGATAAACTAGACATCTTTAAGGAGACAGAATGAATATAGAGATATATGGGATTGATAATCTTTATAATGAAATAGATTTTAAATTAAAAAATATTAAATTTGTTCAAAAAATTATTGTGGAAAAAATATTAGGAAGACTCAAAAAACAAACACCTGTTGAAACAGGTGCTGCAAGAGATGCTTGGAAAATTAATATATCTCCTTTTGGAATGTCTATAGAAAATGAAAAAGAGTATATTTCAGAATTAAATGATGGTAGCTCGCAGCAAGCACCTAGTTATTTTATTGAAAGAGAAGTATTAGGATCTTCGGATGTTAAAGCTAAAGGAAGTATTGTAAGGTATTCTTAATAGGAATTTTGATATGTCTGGCATTGTCATTGATGTTGATACTCGAACTGAAAAAGCAAAACGAGATTTAGATGCTATAAAAGCTTCAGTAGCTGGCATTCAATCTACAACGTCAAAAGCTGCAGAGGCAATGTTAAATTTAGCAAAAGGTTTAGCAGCAATTGCTACATCTGGATTAGCCTTTTCATTTTTAGCAAAAGCTTCTTCACAGTATACTGATATTGGAAATAAGATAGCATTAGTGACAGGACGTACAAATGATTTAATATATTCTCAAATGAAATTGAGAGATATAACTGAAAAAACTAGAAGCTCTATAGAGGGTAGCGTTTCAATCTTTTCTACTTTTGGAAAAGCTTTAAAATCATCAGGTGTATCTACTGATCAATTACTGAAAGTAACAGAAACAATTCAGAAAGCTATTACAATTTCTGGTTCTAGTGCAGAATCAGCTGCTTCTGCAATTATTCAATTAGGTCAAGGTATTGCATCTAATACTTTGAGAGGCGAAGAATTAAATTCAGTATTAGAGCAAACTCCTAGAATTGCTCAAGCTATTGCAGATAGCATGAATTTACAAGTTGGACAATTAAGAAAAGTAGCAGAAGAAGGAAAGTTATCTGGTACTTCAGTATTTCAAGGAATTTTAAGTCAATCTGAAAAGATAAATAAAGAATTTTCACAAGTTAATCCGACTTTAAATCAAGGTATTACACTTTTATCACAATCTATAAGTGAATTTGTTGCAGAATTAGATATTGGTTTAGGTATTTCTGGTTCTATTGGAGGTTTACTACTAAGAACTGCTAGTAATATTAGAGGAGCATCTCAAAATATTGCGACAGATGCTTACTTATTCTTACAAAGATTTAGAAGTGGTTTAGCAGTAGTTGAATCAGTAGTAAAACCAATAATTACTATTATTCTTGAATTGGGCAAACAATTAATAAAAGCATTGCCGCAAGGATTTTTTACAAGAACTTTTATTAGTGATGCTAAAGAAGGCTTAAGAACTCTTGATGATATTACGGGTGGAGCTTTTACTTCAATTTCTAGAATTATTCAATTTGGAATTAAAGACTTAATAGATTGGGACAGTAATATAGAAAGAGCATTTAAAAAGATTAAACGTATTGGACCTGATGTTTGGTTGACTGGTGGTTGGGATTCGCAAACAATAAAAAGATTCTTTAGTGTTGAAACACTGAGGTTATATGGAGAAGCTTTTTCTGAGTTATCTGATGCAATTATTGAAAATACTACTAGCTGGTGGCCAGCTATTGGTAATTTTGTTCGTAGATTTGAATATGCACTTCAAGATTTAGATAGATATATTGGTGGAACAAGAGATACATTACTTACATTTAGATTTGGTAATATGGATAATCTGTTATATAGCATAGTTGAATTAGCTAGAGGTATGACAGGTATTCAAATGCAATTTACAAATCTTTGGAATATTGTTAGAGAAATACTTGGACCAACAATAATAAGAGTCCAAATAATGATTGAAGATTTAGTTTTAAATTTACCTATTAAATTATATAAAGCAATATTATTAGCAAATGCCTTAGTGACAAAAGCTTTAATTGGTTTAGGTCAGATTATTTCGGATTTCTTTAAAGTTAGTTTTCCTGCAATAGAATTACCAAGATTTAATGGTAGTGTTATTTTAGAAGAAATAAAAAAATTCGCAGAAGTAGTAATAGAATTTTTTAAAGAGATATATGATAAAGTAGTAGGTCATTCGTATTGGCCAGATACAATGAATGCAATTGAGGATTTTGGAAAGAGAACATTTAAGAATGTAATTTCAGCTACTAAAGATTTTGTTGAAGATATTGAGTCTAGTTTTAAATTAATATTCTCTAAAGTAAACAAATTATCTAAAGCAATAGAATCTACGCCATTTACACCATTTGCAAATTTACTTGATTCTGCTGGTTCTAGAATAATAAGAATTATCAGTAGTATTGCAAATTCAATAGATTGGTTTATAACAATTCTTACTTTTGAGTTAGGTGTACCTGTTTTTATAAGTATGATTATTAGATATTTTAGTTTATTAACAGATTTATTTGATAATAGAACGCCTTTAGAAAAATTTACAGATAAAATTAAAACAGCAATTAGAAATTTAAGTTATGGATTGCAATCAATAGGAAAATTTGAAAGTTATTTATTATATCTTTACGGTAAACTTAAATTAGATACAGATAGCGCTGGTACAGCAATAGGTTATACCTTACAAAAGAATATACTTAAAGAAATTAATAAATTAGATAACTATCAATTTCCTTGGAATAATTCTACTTTTAATATTTTTAAAAGAAATTTCTTAATTATATTTACTGAAATTTTATTAATTGCAGTTAGTGTATTGGATATCGTTGCAATTGTTATTTATAATTTTAGTAAGAATATAATTAATTATTTTAAAGATATATATGATAAAGTAGTAGGTCATTCTTGGTGGACAGATACAATGAATGGTGTAGTAGATCAAGCAAATAAACTTACTGGACGTGTTAGCGTCCCGTTGACTAAATTTAAAGATTTTATTAAAAGTATTTTTAGTAAACAAAAATTAGCTGATCTTGATTTTAGCTTTAAATTTGCTTCAGGTAAATTTGAAGGAATTTATGAAAGTTTAAAAGAAGCAGTGGCAAAAGCGTTTAAAGTTGCAATGGCAGATGCAGCAACGATTATCAGAACAGCTATAACAGGTTTAGGTGCAGTGCTTGCATTATTATTTTTACCAAATAGTACTATTAGATTTGCAATAGTTGCTTGGCTTACGTATAATTTTGTTGAGAGTATTTTAGTTGTATCAGATAGATTTAGTGAGATTTTTGGAGTTAATTTCTCACGAACTCTAGGTAAATCTTTAGGTAAAATAACAGGTGAATGGGTAATTTCTTTTGCAAAAGATATTCCTGAAATTTTAAAAGCAATTACTAGTGTAATTGTTGGTTTTACACAAGGATTTTTACAGAGTTTACCTGCTATTGGAAGTGCAATTAAAGCATTATTTAGTATTGGAAATTTTCTTGGGACTACTGGTGCATTTGGCATTATCGGTATATATCTATTTGGTAATTCATTATTATCGTTTTTAAATGTTGGATTTGCAGCTATAATTCGAGCTAGAGTAATGGCTCCACTTCTTTACTTACAAGCATTTGCATCGGGGCAACGTGGTGGTTTTGTATTTCAATGGTTATTTGGCGCTATGGGGATAGAACGTGTTTATGCTGGAATGGCTGCTGCGGCAACATTATTAGGTGCATTTGACGGCATTTTAGGTGATTCTAAAGTACTTAAAGTATTTGCAGCAAGTGGTGCATTATATGTGCTTTTATTTGGTCAAACTGGTGTGCAGCACTTGATTAATCTAACAGCAACTACTATTGCAAATTTACGTGGTATAATTGGTCGCGCAGTTGCAACTCAATTTGGTGCAACTCAAATAGGTGCATTAATCGCAAATACTGCTACTACAATTAATTGGAGCAGTATTAGTAATGCATTATTAAGTGGTCAATTAGGAATTTTGGTTAATTCTGTAAGAACACAACTTTTAACATATGCAGCGCAAGGTGTTAGTTTTATGACTGTTATGTTATTTGGAACAAATACACAACAAACATTAGATTTAATAAAAGCGCAATTTATGGTGATGTATACTTTTATAATAACTCAAATTGGAAAACTCAGAACATTTATCGTTGGTACGAATCTATTCAGTAGTATGTTTGGTGATCAATCAATGTTTGGCCAAATGAAAGCATCTTTTAGTGCTCAATTAGCTAAAAGACCACTTGGATATGCTGCAGTTAGGCCTCCAGTGGCACCAGTACCGCCAATAGTACCTGCTTATACTGCAATGCAAAGTGTACCTTTTTATCCTCCAGGTGGAATTAATTATGTTCCGGTAGTACAATCGCAAACTGCTGCAATTGCAGGTATGGCTGCTGTTAATACTACTGCCGCGGCTGCTTCAGCTGCGAATTTATTAACAGTAGCAAAAATTGGTCCATTAGGTATTATTGGTAATGCAATACTTGGCAAAACTGGCAGAATGGTTTTAATAGGCTTAGCCCTAGCAACATTTGTAGGTATAGCAGCTGCTGCAACTAGTTCACAAGGCGAAATAAAGCAATATACTTATACATTTAGAGAATTTTTAGATACTATTAAAACTTTCGCTACAGATAATCCATTTGCATTTTGGACAATAGCTATTACTACAGTTTCTATTCCATTAATCTTAGTTGGTCTTTGGAAGATTCGAATGGAAATTGCAAGAACTATAGGTGCAGCTGCAGCATTTTCAGTAATGCATCCATTCCAAGCATTTGGGATTATGCTTAAGGAATTATGGATTAAACTTGCATTTACATCTAAAGCATTTACTATTTTAGGTATTGCAGCAATTGCAACATTTGCAGGAATGCAAATGTCAGGTGGTTCATTAATGGAAGTGCTAATAGGTGTAGCATCTATTGGGGTGTTATTAGGTAGTATATGGACTGGTCTTGGCTTAACTTTAGCTGGAGTTGAAACTGCTTTAGCAGCAATTAGTCTTACACTTTTAGGTGTAGTAGGATTTGTAGCAGGACTTGCTACATTATTCTTAGGTGGTTTTTTCCTTGTGTATTTCTTTGGTGAAGGCGACAGTTTTTCAGAAAAACTTAACAGTATTTGGCATAAAATCAAAGAAATTATAGGTTTAGGTACAGGAATTTCAGCTCAAGCAGAACAATATGGAAAATTAATACCTAAAGAAAATAGAATAATTTTAGAAGAAGTTGGGATTAAAGGTTCTAGCCTTGATTTTAGTAAGGTGAATTTTGAAGCTCTTGATGACAAATTTAAAGAATCTTTTAAAGAAGCCATAAAAAACTTAAATGATGAAATTGAAAAAGGTATAAAACAGAAATTTAAATTTGATATTATGAGTGAAGATCAGAAAAAGAGTATTAGAGAAGCTGACGAACAAGTAAAACGTATAAAAGAGAAAGCTGAAGCTTCAAAACGTTTTAATGTAGAAAATTCAATAAAAGATCTTAATAAATTTGCACAAGCAGAACAAACATGGGTTTCTAATATTGCAAATATATCACATAGAACATTATTAACAATTGCACAAAGAACAGAAGAAGATATTGTAAAAATAAATAAATTAACAGGTCAATTTGGTGTTGGACCTGATCAATATAAAAGAATTTTGCAAGAAAGACGTGTTAAACAAAATATGGATACAGGGCGTTTTGATCCAACGCATATATATGCTTCTGAGCAAACACTTAAAATTCAAAAAATAGTTGATAGAATTAAAAGGCCATCAGCTATTCAGGTAGCAGAGCCTGGTACTGAGTTTGCAAATTTAGATAGAGTATGGTCTCCAACATTAGAAAGATACACAATAGCATTACATAATTATCAACAAGCAGCTAGAAGTTGGACATGGGAAACTCGTAGCGATATAGAGCCTTTTGCTGATGCATTAGAAAATGTAGCAAGTGAATTTGAATATTTCTCTAATCTTGTAGATAAAATGCAATGGCGTGAAGATAGAGTAAATGCTTTTGTTAAAAGTTTAACTGAAGTTGAAGGTAAATTAAAAGGTGTAGATTTAACAATTGAAGCTAGTGTATTATTTGCTTCTGATCCAGAATCCTTCAAAAATATGGAAGTTTTAGCAGAACGTATTAAACTTATAAATAACAGATTAAAAGAAACATCAGGCGCTTCTGGACATATTGATTTCGTAGAAAGAATTAAAGACATAAATGCTTCAGAAGTTACAAAAGCATTAATTAATATTGAAGCTATACAAACAGCTGAAAAGAATAGGTATTCACCACAGGATGCTGCAGCAAAAGTCGCAGAGCGTGTTAGTTTTCCAGTTAAACCAGATGTAATACGTAGTTTACCCACTGATTTTGCTTCCATGGATATTAGAAAGGAATTAGCTGAATTTGAAAAGTTACAAGCTGCATCAAAGAATTTCATTCTAGCTACTAAAGAATATTTGCCTTTCTTAAAACCAACTGACTTGGAATTATTTAGATCTGGTTTTGCAAATGCATCTAAAATGGTTTTGGATAAACAAAACGAATTGAAAGATAAAATTCATAAAAATTCAAATGATATAATTCGAATACTCTCATTAGCTGATTTAACAGGAACAGATATATCACCTGCAACTATTGCAGCAATCGGTGTTAGAGGTCTTAAAGCCCGTGATTTAATGATGCAAGAATTGAATAAAGCTAAAGATGCTTTAAAAGCTACTGAATTAGGCGTTTCCTCAATACCACCTGGTACTGCCGCTGTAAGTTCTGAGTATAAGAAAATGCATCCAGTGGCAGATCCAACAGCAGCATATGTTAAAGCTGCAACTGATGTGTATCGTTTTGAAAGAAGACTTCAAGAAAGCATTCCGCCTATAAAATCATTTAGTGACTCTTTAAGTCAATTGAGTACTTATGGATTAGAAATAAATTTTGAAGATTGGTATAAATATGACGCTACTGAATTAAATAATTTGATCAAGAAAACAGATGAATTAGCTGAAGTACAACGTAAATTAGCTCATTTAGGTTCAAGGGAAGTTGATCCTGAGATAAGAAAGAAGCAATCTCAAGATGCAGATGAAACAAAAAGAGCAAATGCAAGACGGTCGTTAGAAATGAAAAGATGGTCAGCTACAGATATGCTTCAAGCTATAGGTACTGCTGGTGCACAATTTAATATTAAAGATATATCAAGAATTTCATCTCCTGATTTTAAGAATATGATTTTAGAAGCGGAAGAGTATGCTAAAATTCAGCAGATACTAGGTGAAAAAGATTCTTTAAAGCTTCCTGAAGAACAATTGAGAGCTTATGCATTAAGAGTTATAGCAATTGAAAAGAATATGACTGAGCAGACTCTTAAGTATCGTAATTTATCTTTTAATGAACGTTTACAAGATTTTAGTTCTGCTGGTTTAACAATTGATCTTAATACGTATTTTAGACTAAAGCCAGAAACAATTGAAAGTTATACTCAATTAGCAGATGAAATAAATGTGTTAAATACATATTTAAACATGAAAGATTTATCAGCAGATGCTAAATTCTTTCTTGCAGTACAATTAAGAGCTAAAAAATATGATGCATTTTTAGAGAATCTTAAATTAGAAAATTATACTAATAAATTATCAGCAATTACAAGTGCATTTGGAGATTTAAATATTCAAGGAAATGAATTTGCAGTATTATCTGTTTCTGCAAAAATACGCTTAGGTCAACTTGCTGATGAGTATAGAGATGCTACAGAAGTGCTTACTAAAATGGGGGTTGAAGGACAATCAAGTGAAGCAGGAAAAGAAGCTAATGCTGCTCAAGTAGCAAGGCTAGAAGAAGCTAGAAAACTAATGAAAGCAGGAAGAACTTATAATACTAATATAGTTGATATATTTAATCAAGCAGGTATTTCTGTAGATAAGGCAGCAGCTAATTTAATTAGTGCAAGTTCACTTGAAAAACTTAAACCAGATCTAAATCGAATGAAGAAAATTTCAGGAGATTTAAATACTCCAGGATTAGTGATTAGTGAAGCTGCACGAATAGCTGCACAAGCTGAATTTGACGCATTAGAAGAAGGAGTAGTTTATAAAGTTAAATTATTAACAATGAGGCCTCAAGAACTCCAATCATATAAAGCTGGTGAATCTTTTGCTAGTTCTATGAGTGAGGCTTTTTCAACTGCATTTAAAGATTCAATTCAAAGTGGAGAATCTACTTGGCAAAAGGTACTGAGTATCTCTCATAAACTTGGTAATACTTTTGTTAAGAAAATTACAGATACTTATATAGATGGCATGGTTAGTACGCTTTTTAAACCAACAGGTATTTTAGATACGTTATTTAAAAGTATAGGTAGTACCTTATTTAGTGGTGGTGCTAATTCATTAATTGGAACATTACTTGGTGGTCCTGACGAAAAACAATTATTAGTTGCATCAAATAATAAATTAATAACTGCACTTGAGAGTTTAAAGGATAGTATTCTAAGAATATCAGGTGTAACAAGTTCAAGCGGTCCTTCAAATTATCAAACATATACTGAGACAAATAATCCATCAGCAGTAAGTGATTATACTGAAACAGATATTGCCACGCCTATTGAAGATTCTGGTGAAGCTACTGTTACTGCTATTAAAGATTCTGAACATATTCAATCTAGACAATTAGATGAAGCTAAAAAAGCTACAGGTGCTTTAGGGAATTTATCTAGTTTATTTGGTAACAGTTTAATTGGTAATGTTTTAAGTGGTGTAAATGCAGTGGCAAGTACTATAAGCTCCGTTGGAGTAATTGCAAAGTTTATGGGTACTGGTGCAGCTGAAGGCGGTGCTATCCAAGGACCAGGTACTGGTACTTCTGATAGTATTCCTATAATGGTATCTAATAATGAATTTATAATAAATGCAAAAGCTGCATTTAAACATAGAGGTTTATTGGAAGCTATAAATAATAACCGATTAGGTAAATATGCAACAGGCGGTTCAGTTTTAGCAAGTAGTGATGCTATGAGTTTATCACTTCAAGATAAAACAAGCAATCAACAAGTATTCAATATAAATATCACAGGTGATATAAGCCGTCAGACTCGTTCTGAAATACAAAGAATGATTCCGAATATTGCTGTTGGTGTGAATGCGCATAACAAAGAAAGAGGTAATAGATAATTAAAACCATGCATACTATGGTTCTTATTTTAGGAGTTGTTATGTATGGTATTTTAAAAGGTTCTACTAATACTGGAATAGATTCTGAATTGCAATGTATTTTTACAGCACCGTTATCTGTTATAAGTAATCAACCAGCATATGCACAAGACATGATGAATTTAAAGCGTAGAGTCGGTGGACAAAATATTCAAAGATGGGAAATTGAAGCTAATATCATGCCGTCAAATAACGATTCTAATTTTCTTGTGCATAGTGTTTTAAATGGATACAGTGAAGAATTCTATATCAGAATGCCGCAGGTTTATGGAAATAAACATTCTACCTCAATTTATATCGAAGTAGATGCAGCTGCACAAACTGGACAGAAATATATTTCAGGAATTGATGCCTTAAATATACGAAATGCATCTAATCTTTGGGTTGGTGAATTTATTAAATTTGAGAATCATTCAAAAGTATATCTTGTAGTTAATGGTGGTGTTAATGGAGTTGGGATTAGAATTTCACCACCATTACAAAAAGATGTTATTAATACTGAAAAACTTGTTACAGGTGATAGGGTTACTTTTAAAGCCTACTATGATCCAAGTGTAAAACTTGGTATTACATATATTGATGGTATTATGAGTAACCCTGGTAGTATTAAATTTTTAGAGAGTATATAATGCGTAATTTTGGCTTAAATGCAAAATATATGCTTGCACAAAATAATGTAATTTTAGCTTATTGTGTAAAAATTTTAACTAATACTTCAGTACTAGATAAATACAGTACAACTGCACCATATGATATTACAATTGAGAATAAAGTTTATAAAGCAGGAGATGGATTAGTAACAGTAGAAGCACCTCGATTATCTTCTGTAGTTGATAGAGAAACATATAAAATTGTATATTTAGATCAAAATTTTGAATTAAGAACTTTACTTGAAAAAGGTTTAGTTGGTGCAAAAGTAACTGTATTTGTAGTATTATTTAATTCTCTAGATACTATATATGGATCAGTACAACCTGGTTTTCCTTATTTAAATTCAGATGATATAATTATCGCATATAAAGGGATAATAGATACTACTGGATATACATTAGAACCATCACAGGGTAAAATTGTTGTAGCCTTAGAATGTTCAAGTCCAATGGCAGCTTTAGATTTAACTCGTGGTTTCTATACATCTCGTGAAGCTATGCAAGAAATAAATCCTGCTGATACAGCATTTAATCAGATAAATGAAGGCTCTAGGCAAGTCTCTAGATTATGGGGAAGATAATGTTTAATTTTCCTAGAAAAGAAACATTAAAAAGTAGTAATGCTTTAATTCAAATCTTTAGAAATGAAAAAGTAGATATAAGCAAAATTGAGCAACTTGAGCAATTAATGCTAAGGGAACCTCAATTAGATATCAAACCTAATTACTATTTTGGTAAAGATCTTTGTGTTAAAGAAATATTCTTTAAGCAGGGCACTATTGCTACTGGTTTAATACAAAAATTTGAACATGTAAGTATTCTGATTAGTGGGCATATGACATTATGGACACCTTTTAATGGTGTTCATGAAGTTCGTGGTCCGTCTATTACTGAAGTAAAACCCGGAATGAAGCGAGCTGGTTATGCACATACTGATGTTCATTGGTTATGCGCTTATGGAATTAGAGATGTTGAAAATTATAATCAAGATGAAATAACAGAATTTCTAACATTTAGGTATTATGGCGAGTATCTTGATTTTAAAAAGAATCTCTTAAGGAATTAATATGGTTAGCTTATTTACTGCAATTGAGACTGTTTGGGCAGGTGCAGCTGTTTACGGTACTGTTGCTGTTAATGCAGCTTGGGCAACAATTGGAAGTTATGTAATTATGGCTGCTTCTATGGTTTATCAACAGCAAGCAGCTGCAGCTGCCCGTAAAGCCGCTCAGGAAAAAGCTGATGAAGCAAAAGGAATTCAAGCAGTTCTTGATGGTGAAATTGCTCCTTTAAATGTTATTTATGGTAGAAATTTAGTTGGTGGCATTAGAGTTTATCATAATACTTCAAGCGTGTATTATTATGTAGATGCATCTGGAATACAAGTCTTTAATCAGAAACGTGAAGATGGTCTTATGGCTTTAGGTCAAAGTCATGGAGGAGACCATCATCAATTCTTAACAACTCAGCAATGTTTAGGATTTGCTGGAATAAATCAATGTTATGATTTACAAATTGATGGAAAGACTTTTAGAGGTGAGTATACTGATGCACATAATCAAATTATAGAAGACGGTGATGAAGTTGGTTTCGATTTAACTACAAATACATATGTATTACATAAAATCGGTTCCACAAATTATGATCAATTAGATATTATTAATCACTCTTACCGTATTTTTAGAGTTTCAGAAGCTTTGGTAAATATACAAGGTAAGTATAGCTACACTGTAGATGGTCCAGTTTTTGAGTTACCAGCTTTATATGCAATATATAGTGGTATACCTTTAACTATACCATTTCGTGATGGTATTATTGTACATATTTGTGCTAGTGGAAATGTAGCAGATCCTCTAGCTACTGCAAACGGGGTTGCAAGTACTGCTGTATTTACTAATACTGCCTATGCTACATGTATTTATAACTTTAATAGAGATGCACCACAATATCAAGGAACACCTACTGCGCAGTTCTTTATAGAAGGAATGAAGGTTCTTAATATTAGTCCTCCAGGAACTAGTCTTGCAGTTGAAAAGATATATAGCAATAATCCAATTTTAGTTTTATTAGATTATTTAATGAATCCTATTTATGGTAAAGGCTTAACACAAGAAGATATAGATTTACCTTCATTTTATAATGCAAAAGTAATTTGTGATCAAGTCGTAATGTCTACTGTAGAGCTAGAAGGTAAATTATGGAAAGCTAAAGGCGGTACAAGAAGTATTGCACGTTATGAATGTAATTTGGCACTTGATTCAAGTAAGAAAATTAGAGATAATATTGAATCAATACTTGAAACAATGGATTTTGCCAAGTTAATTTGGTCAGGTGGTAAATATAAAATAAATCTGCAGTATCCTGCTACAAATGATGATATTATATTTGCTGGCGATACAATAACTGATAGTGATATTATAAGAGAAAATGAAACAGTTATTTCATGGCCAAATGCTCAAGCTAAATTAAATTTTGTTACAGTAAGATTTTTAAATGAATCTAAAAACTTTGCTGAAGATACAGTTGCTTGGCCTCCTAAACATCCAGTAGTTCTGAATTATATTGAAGGTGGTAGTAATGTTTTAGCTACTAATCAATTTATTGCAGGTTATACTTATAAAGTTATAACTTCAGGTTCTCCTTCTATTGGAATAGTAAGTACTTTATTTGTATCGACTGGAAGTGAAATAGGAAGTGGTACTG